ATAAGACGCTTCATAAGCTATCTCTCTGACTTTCTCTAGCGTCTCCTGAGTTGTTCCCTCCGGCAGGTTCCATGTGTTATGCTGTATCATCCTTGTGCTGCTTAGACTTGAGGAACCTCCAATCATACTTCGCCCCATAAACATGGCCTGCTTTGAAGCATCAAAGCGCCAGCCTGGTTCATCCCCGCCCAATCTAGGTTTATCTGGAGGCACAGGGAGTGTATCCTCTAGGTCTTGCAGGTCATTCCAGATATCCCGGTAGTTATCTAAGAAATCTTCAGCATCTCGCAAAAGCCTATCATAGTGATCCCTATAATAGCTCTCTAGTTCACTCCATTGACCAGAGAGTATTCGTAACTTGTCACGATGGGCGTCACGTAAAGCGCGTTCCTCATCTGCTAATTCCTCTGTTAGTAACTCTAATTGTTCCTCATATTGAACTTTTCGCTTTTCACGCGCTTGCTCATATCGAAGGTCTTCAGCTTCCATAGCAGCTTCAAACTGAACTGTGGCAACTTCTTCCCTACGGGCAAAAGCCTCTGCTGCCTGTTGCCTAGCACGGGTATAGTCCTCTGCACGTCGGGCCGCAGCTAGTCTAAAGTTTTCCTCTGCATCTTCCCTAGCAAGAGTATATTCCTGCTGTCTACGGCCCCTTTGTTGGATGAACTGCTCATTCTCTTCGGTTACTTGCTGAGCATAAGCCTCATGTCTTGCCGCCCTCGCAGCGATATAACTCTCAGTTAGATCTTGACGCTGTAACTCATAGTCCTTTAGGCGTCTCTCTCTTTGTTCAGTATAACGAGTTTCTGCATCAGTTACTTGTTCTGCATAGCGAGCTTTCTCCTCAGCAACTTGCTCTTCATAGGCTTCCTGACGATCTTTCTTCTGTTCTTCAAGCCTTTCATGTTCCTTAGCAACTTGGTCTTGGTAATCTTCCTCTCTCTGTAGGGCCTCTTTTTCAAGCTGTTCTTTTTCCTCTCTTAGCCGTTCCTCATAAGCCTCTTGTCGATCTTTTTTCTGTTGTTCAGCTCGCTCACGTTCTTCTCGTACTTGTTTTTCATATTCTTCACGACGCTTTTTAGCCTGCTTCTCAAAGCGCTCATTCTCTTCTCTTACTCGCTCCTCGTAATCAGCAAGGCGCTTTTTCTTTTGGTCAGCATAACGTTCTTTCTCTTCGTTTATACGATCCTCATAGTCTTCTCGTCTTCGCTCTTTATCTTTAGCGTAGCGCTCATTCTCCTCGTTTACTTTATCCTCGTAGTCTTTTTCGCGGCGCTCTTTAGCTGTATCGTAGTCTTCTTCAGCTTCATCACGATCACGGGTATAATCCCGCATTTCTCTCAAGAGACCACGGGCATCACGGGTGCGAATGAGATCATCTAGGCGCGTAAGATGATCTTGCTCCATGCGTTCCATGCGCCGGAGATGGTCCTCCGCAGCACGTTCATCAGTTTTCCTGTAATTCTCGGCCAAGTCCGCAATACGCTCAGCGTGTTGAGCGGCATCTTTCTCAACAGTTTTATTGTAATCTTTCTCTATATCCTCTAAGCGCTCTGCATGTTTCCTAGCATCGTCGAGGATACCTTCTTCATAGCTCTCACGTAGATCAGCTAAGCGTTCCGCGTGTTGCTGTGCTGCTTCTTCAACGGCTTCAAAATAGCTAGTTTCCAAATCGGCTAAGCGTTCGGCATGTCTCTCAGCATCATCCTCAAGAGTATCTTGCAGATTCTTAGCTATCTCGGCTAAACGTTCCGCGTGTTGCTCTGCGGCATCTTCCACAGCCTCATAATGACTTGTTTCCAAGTCTTCCAAGCGCTCAGCATGTTGCTCAGCATCGTCAAGCATATCTTTCTGTAGCTGTTCCTGTAGGTCTGCAAGACGCTCTGCATGTTCCTGAGCTGCATCCTGAATGGCCTTTTGATACTCTTCGGCCATTTGCAAGATTTCTTGCTGATAGTCTTCCTCTAATTGGAGTATATCCTGGCGATACGCCTTTAGGGCGTTCTCATCAGCCTCACGAGCATTATCAGCTAGATTGGCCAGGCGTTCTGCATGTTCACTAGCGTCATCCTCTAATTGCCTTAGGTAGCTCTCTTCAGCCTTCTGCTCTTGAAGCCTAAAATCTTCCAGTTTTCGAGCTTCTGAGAAAGCAAACTCATCCTTTGCTTGCTGCTCACTAAGCGTATAGTCTTCCAAGCGTTTGAGCTTATTAGCAGCATATTTCTGGGTTATACTGGCCTCGTTCTGTAGATGCTCCTCAGACTTCTCACTCTGCCAATCGAGCCAGGCTGTATGCGCTTCCGCAAACTTCTCATCACTCTCAAGACGAAGCTGAAGAAGAGTCCTCTCATACTCCGCTTGAAGAGCGACTATCTGATCATTTATCTCTTGCTGGGCAGCTACTTGGGGGCTTACTTCTCCTGCTGGGTAAAGATCGTATGTGGCCTTTTCGGATGGAAGATTAGGGTAGCCCCAACCAGGCTCATCGCCACCCATTCGAGTACGCTCTACTTGTAACCTAATAGCCGCATAAATCTTTTCTAACTCCTCCCCCTGCGCTATCCAAGTTTTATTCTCTCCCAGTATATCCCGAATAAGCTCTTCGCCTCTCTCCGTTGCAGCCACAAAGTCACCATAGCGTTGACCAGAGGGTGGTTTGCGGAATAATTTGTCGAATACGTCTTGTACATCTTTGGTCTCTTTTTCCATCTGTGACTTTATTATGTCTTTGTTTGCCTCCGACATAACAATGCCAATTGCAACAGGAAGTAGTGCAGAGGCTACACCCACCCAAGCCGCAAAACTTGCTACGGCAGCCGCGCCGGTGGCAGCGGCTGCCCCACCTACTGTACCTGTTGCACGGGCCATTGCAGCAGCAGATTGCATAATTGAAAAGTTTGCAACGGCAAGGGATAATTGTGATAATACAGAAAGCATACCTCCCATGGTTACGCTTATCCCCGCAGCTATTCCTGCACCAGCAATAAGCCAAGGATACTGTTCAGTCAACTTCGCCAGCTTGGAGATAGCCCCTACAGCCCACTCCATAACCGGTAAACCAGCCTCTATTGCAGATTTACCGACACCTTTTAGGGCTGCATCCCAGCGTGCGCGCATTCGTTTAGCTCTATTTGCGTCTGATTCCTCCCACTGTGCCCACATCTGTTCCCAGAGAGTCTGTGCGCCTTTTAGGGCCTCAGTTTCGGAAGCTATAGCATTTACATTGTCTTTTCTGGCCTCAATTTGTCTATCAAGAAGTGTGAGTAGAATAGGAACTACGTTTGCTGTAGCTATCGTAGCAACCAACTCGGCACGTTGCATCTCAGTGAGATGCTCCGTATCAGCGGCTAGCCTATCCATGAAGTCAGCTAATGATACAAACTCATCATCAGGAAAATATATATCTCGCCAGGTATCACCTAATTCGCCGCTAGTTCCAATGAGCTCATTCATAGCATCGTCATTAGCTTTAGTAGGATTTAGCAAACGTATGAACATTTGGTTCAAAGCGCGTCCTACACGAGTTCCTTTCAGGTTTGCATCTGATAGAATACCTACAGTAGCAGTAAGTTCCTCAAGGGAAATGTCAAGTTGGTGAGCCATTGGGGCAGCAAATGAGGCAGCTTGTCCAATATCTGCAACTGAGACAAAAGTCTTAGCTGCAACATAGTTTAGAATCTCAGAAATCCCTGTAACATCGTCCAATGTCATCCCAAATCCGTGCATAATGCCGCCTACGATTTGAGTAACACCAGCTAGTTCCTCCATGTTCATTGCAGCCAGTTTCTGCATGTCTACCGTTTGAGACAGGATCTCGTTCAGGTCTTCTTCAGTCTTAATTACTTCACCTGTGCCCGCAGCCCACAAACGCAAGCCCTCGGCTAATTCCTCTGGAGAGAATAGTCCGAGAGCCTGAGCAGTATCTAGTATCTTCTCCTCAAGGACATCCTGCATCTCAATCTGCATTTCCATAGCCATAGCAGCGCGAGTTGCCGCCTCGTTAAATGTTAGATAGGATTCTCCAGCCTGAGTCATGAAATCAAAGATAGCCCTACCAGACCGTGTTAGCGTCTGCCCAATAGCATCCAAGCTGTAACCCAAACGCCGTAGACCAAACCACTGCAAAGAGGCTTTATTCAAACCCTCGTTAAAAGCCATAAACCAACTCTTAACGACGGGTTGAGTTTGTGTGAGCTTATTGGCGATTTTAGTAGTTGAGTTGGCTTGGGCTGTTCCTAAACTCTGTACACTCTTTGTCGTTGCAGCCGCTTGAGTTTGATAGGTGGCCAAAAGCGCCGTCTGATCTTTAATCTTGGCATTTGCTAAGTCAAGCGAGTTAGCGAAATCAGTTTGTGAGGTAACGAGGCCCTTACCGACCGTGATATTTTTACCTAAAGCAGCCTCCAGCTTTTGCGCAATAGCTTGTGCTTTACTGGCAACGCCCTGCTCTAGGATATCAATTTCAAAGAGGTATTTTGTGGTATAATCAGCCATCTACCCGCTCCAATTAGCATGTACTTGGGCGTCCAAAGTGCCCCCTAGGTTCTTACCAAGGGCTGTACAAAAGGCTTTTCTATACCTTGGTGTAGGAGCAATTGGCCTAGCGGGTACAAACATAGTGCCCTCCTGATGCTTTAGGAAACGAGGGTCGTTTGTACCAAAACGGAGCATGAAACTAGATCCACCCAAGCTAATGTGGTTCACAATTCCATGAGCTAAGAATGACGCCTTGAAGGAGCCAGTTCGGAAGAGAATGGGGTGCTCAGCAGGAAAGCCTAAACGGCGACGATCCATCATAGTAAAAGGAGCTAGAGGTGCCCAAGGAGGCTGCCCCTCAGTATCAAAAACCGACTCTATGTACTCAGTATAGTGTCGAGTGATTATGTCGGGAGCTTTCGCTGCAAAAGAAGCTACGGCACGTCCCGGCTGTGCCAACACACGATGAAAAGCTCCCCTGGAAGATGCGCTTGGTCGCAAACTAATTGTGATTTGCATAAATCAATTCCTTCGCTGGGTGGATGCTCCCGGAAGAGATACTTTCATCATATCCTCGATACGCCCTCTGCGCCAGGCAATAGTAGCCAGGTCTTCCAATAGCCAGTCAGGCTGGTCTAGGAGCCCGCCCGCACAGGGGAGAAACTTCCAGTCCATACTCTCTAAGAGATTCCAGATTTGCCAAGCTAACTTTGCTTGATGTAGATCCCAGTCTTTAGGATCATCTCCTGAGGGCGCTTTTTTCTGTTTGAGCCAAACGATTAGTTTTTGGTCGAGGTCTTTTTGTCGTTTGGCTCGTTCGCTTCCCCCTTCGTCTCCTTTTCAGATGTTCTTTCTGTGATCCAATGTGGATTTAGTTCAAAAACTACTTTTTCCCATTCTAAAACAAGCGCCTCAGGAAGTCCTAAGAAATCTTCAGGAGTGAGAGTAGTATCGAGAAGCTTCTTCGCCTCTTGGTTCTCAAAGCTAGTTGCTGCGATACACCCTGGATACGTGTGGAGCAATAGGACTCTGCGGAGACGTGCTGTAACATCAGCCTTGCTAGCATCAAAAGGCTGAGCAAACATCTGAGCTATCAATACGCTCCGCGTCATCCCATCTAGTACTGTGGCACTTCGCACAGTTAGTGTTACATCATAGTCGTTATCCTTGAACTGAATAACTCTAGTTGTCATTAGTCCCCCTTAGTGTTTTAGTCCTCGTAGTCGTACTCAATGATGACTTTAGCGCCGTCATCAGGTACATCCAGCGTCACTACTCCATCAGTCTCCGTATATGCAACGATTACTCCATCAACATATACCTGAATGAAACTGTCTGTCTGCAAGTACGCTCCCTGAGTGAGTGTAAACTCTGTCTCAATTCCGTCGCCCTCAAAAGCATCCATCCAGTATTTGTACTTTGTGACGATCAGAAGCACCGGGGTCTTAGTAAACCCATTTACCGTCGATGAGAATGTTACGCCAAACTCATCTAGCGTTACCGGGCTAGTGGAGATAGAGTAAACAAACTCACCAACTGCGGCGTCCTCTAGTGATGCGGGGCGTACTGCGGCTTCACAACTGAGGAGAAGATACGTCTGCCAGCATTTCTGGCCAAAAGTTGAACTACCTTCCTCGCTGTCAACAGCCTCGCGAGAGCCCCACAAAATAAGAGAGTCCTCGTTTCCCTGCTTATCAGTAGCTAGACCAATACGGCGAGCTTTGGTCGATCCAAATGCCTTAGTAGCCGTAACCATTGCGATTACGTCCAAATTGGTCTTGGATACCCTCAACTCGGCTGAAGGGTTCTCGGTTGGAGCTAACTGGAACGTCCAGTACGGCATGTCATCTCCTCTAGCGGTTACACGCTGAGGCTCCGGAACAGTGAGCGTCAGAGCCAACGCACCGTCGATCTGGAGACCATCGTATGCAACGCCCGCAGCGGGACTCCCTGCCATCTTGATAGCTCCATCTGTGTCGCGCAAGGCGACTCGTACCATTCTCAAACCTATGCCTGTGGAGACTTCATTCTGAGCCATTTTCTAGCCCTCCTTAACTACTCTGAAAGAAAACGTAACCGCTTCATATTCGACCGCAAAGGCAGGATCCCATTGGTGCCCCGTGCGGTCATTGTAAGACATTGTGAGGATACCTCGTCCCAGCCCGGAGCCTAAGTTTTCCTTAAACGCCTTCGGGCTTAGAAGTGCCATAAGCTCTATTCTGACAGTTCTGATATTACGGTATCCTCTACCTCTGTCGTACACACGTACTACCACGAACTGCATGAAATGCCCTTCAATACGTGGGTCTGGATTCTCTCCAGCATCCTGTACTGAAATACCCAATGCTTTATCTAATTCTTCATCTGCTCTCCTTGTGCTAACAGCATCGGCTAAAAAATCTTCGGTGATATTTCCTGCTTCTACAACGTTGTCAGCGCCATCTACAATCATGGCCCTTAAAGCTGCGGCCTGAGAATTAGTCTTTAAGAAATCCCATACTAATTGAGAGGAATCAACCGCCATTCTCTATCTCCCACTCTGTCACATTACCACATTTAGTGCAGATTAGCCTAACTATCACACGATGCTCCTCTATGGCTGCTTGAACAGCTAATGTAAGGGACCAACAGACAGCACAGCGAAAGGAGCCAGTTTTTTCGGAGCTTGGAAGAATAAAGCTGCCCCTTGGTTCTTTATTCGCGTTCATCCATAATTACCTCTTGTTTGTTGGCATACTGCCCAGCATAGGCAACTCTAAACTTTCTAACATTCTCTGAACTCCTTTGAGTTGCCACAATCTTATCCCTAGTAAGTATTCGCTGTGTAGTAGAAGGTGCTAATAGCACCCAACCATAGTACCCAATAGGCAGCTCGCCTTGCAAAGCTGTTGCCCGGGGACGCTCCTCTCTAGGTGCTCCTCTTGCCCCCACAGGATCAATACGTCCAACTAGAGTAAAAGTGATCTCAGTATCATCGGGAGTTCTCCCTGCTCTATATACAGTGATGTCCCAAGGATCATCATTGATAATCTTGAGAGTATTGAGTTTACGTACAGCCTGATTTATTGGAGTCATCGTGCTATAGCTCTTCCAGAGCCACCATACTTGCGTATTAGTTCCTGCCTAAGCACTTTGATAGTCTCTCTTAGATTACCAGGTACGAAGTGAGTTGTCAATCTCTGAAGACCCTCTGCATAATCAGGCTCCAATGCGATCTCCGTCATTCGTGCTTGTGCGTAAGCGGCTGTAGACAGATCAGCTATGATGTCCAAGTCTACATCAGGAATCGTATCGTAGCCATCCTCATCATCATTCAATACGTGCTCAGCAGCATAGACAATCTCAAGATCCGTTGTCTCCGCAGTTGTAGGCTCAGGAAAGACTACCAAAGTTTGGTTTCGTTGCTCCCAAGTACCCTGTATCGTCTTGATATACGCCTCTTGATTTATGTCATTAATAACTCTCTCTGAGGGCATATGATAGTGTGTAGGACCATCCAAAACGTATACTGATTCTGATCCAGACCATAGCCCCGTGAATATCTGACCAATGGGCCACCATAAGCATTCTATAACTTGAAGACAGTTAAGATAAGCCAGATCATACTCTGATTGTTCTGCAACTGTGGCCAACACAGTCGAACAGAGCACAGGGGCGTATCTGGAATATTCACGTACTGCCGTCGCGATCATCCGGTCGAGTCGAGAATCAAGGATCGTCTCCGTTGTTATTCTATCTCTTACTGCGGTACGAATATCTACTAACAGCATTAGTAACCCCTAATCAGAAAGTGGCATAGAAAGCGTTTTGTCTCTCTTGTCTCTTTACAGTTTTATAGTGGCACAGCAGTGCATTCTCTGGTGCTTTTATAAAGGTTTCCTTTGGGGCACCTAAGCCCTCATGGATACGTCCAATGAAGCGATAACCGCTGCGGAAGATTCTGGGGTGCCACTCATGGGTTCTTTCCCCAATGGGCTCACCGCCTACTAGGTTATGTCTGTGAATAAATGCACCTCCAATATCGTCCGTTGGAGTCCACTTTGCAAGCCACTTCAATAAATTATCTGATGGCCACTCATCTGCATCAACTTGTAATATCCAAGGGAGCGTAACAAAGGCCAATCCTTCATTTCTAGCCTCTCCAAAGCCTCGCTCCATTGTAGTGGAGCATACTCTGGCGCCTGCTTTCAAAGCCAATTCAACTGTCCAATCAGTAGAGCCGGTGTCTGTAACTATAATCTCCCCAACAAATGGCCTAAGTCTCTTTATTATATGTGGTATAAAGTCTTCTTCATTCTTCGTTAGAATGTGCAAACTTAAATCCTGTGCTAACATACTGTCCCCCTAATTGTTTGGGTGCCATACACCCTGAAGTACCCGGCCTTTCCTGCGTTGTGCTATACCCCTAGCTAGTATAGTTTTATACACTCGGAATCTAAAGAAACTATCGTCTGAACCATATTCCTCAATAGAATAAGATAGATCACGCAAAATGTCCGTCCAATTGTTACGTCGTAGCAATCTAGCGTGCTCTTGGTAGAATGATGGGTAGTACACAGATGGTACCGAAAAAAGTACCTGGGATGTAACAGATAGCTGATTTTGTATTGCCTTAACAATCTCGTCGTTTCCTAGCTGCTGGAGAATCCCCATACTAATACATGCCAAGGGCATTGTATAGCCCTCCCTACGGAGCACAGGGGCGTCAAGTAATCCTCTATGGCGTATCAATAATTGTGGTGTATCTATTCCCTGTGTCAGGAGTTTGCTACGTGCTCTCGCCTCATCCTCAGGAGCCACTACACCTACAACAATATAACCTCTATGTATAAGCTCCTTGTACAGTAGTCCCTCGCTTATGCCCATAACCCAAACTGGCCCTGGTGGTTTTACCTGAGTTTCTATCCAGTCAAAGAACTCAATATGCTCCTCCGTAGTCTGCTTTGGGGCTGCTGGAATGCGGTTATGACGTGTAGCCGACTCTGTGGGATCCACCCCCTCAATGATGTCCAATAGATGTTGGCCCACAACTTCTGGGCCATGCTTTAGTGCAAACCACTTAGAAGCCTTCCAGCCCTTTTTAGCTGCCTCCTCTCTATGATCATAGATCCATCGCATGGTCTCTATTAAAGCATCCCAGTCTGGAACGTACCAATTGCCCCCCAAAGGCGAGTCCTCTACCTTCCCAACAGGGATCGGGAAGGTATATCTTGGATCACACATTGGCTTCATGCCGGTATTGTCTGTTAGAATAGTAGGTAGTCCTGTTGCTATGGCCTCACGCGGGGGCATTCCAAAGCCCTCCCCCTTTGATGCAAACACCATTGCATCTGCGGCATGTAGCCAATCTAACATTTGGTCACGGTACCAATCTTCGGTAATGATGCTTACTCGCGGATCAACTATATCGGGGAGCTGATTCTGTCCCCAACCAAACATACCGAGCCGAGTTTTGAACTCGATTCTGACGTTTGGATACTTGTCCAATGGAAAGGCTTTCTTGAAGGCATCAAGAGTCTCTAAAGGAGACTTCCGGCCTGATAAGGTTCCAAATGAAACAAATGTAAATGTGTCCTTAGGTTTACGTAGCCGCTCTGTATGATAAATAGGATTGATAGCTAATGGGGCGACCTTAACTGGAACATGAACAAATTGCTCAAATACATCCTTACAATACTCACAAGGAACAACCAACAAATCAACATCACCACAGTCATGCTTCCATTCTGGTAGGTTTACTAATGGGCTATCTGACTCATACATTGTCAACCCAATCCTGTATGGTGTAGGGAGCTTTTTGAACTCTCCTGGAGTCGCCATACACAATCCTACCCTATGGAGAGTAGTAGCAGCACCCTCATTTAACATCTCCAGGGTCTCAGTTTGCAATCCATCTTTTGACAAGAACCAACATTGATGAACCTCAATTTGGCATCCTTGCCCCTTTAGGGCATGTACTAAGTTCTCTGCTGCGGTAGCATACCCATCTCCCAGGCTAAATGGGCTTAACCAATAAAGATGGGTTCCTTCTTGAGACTTCCATAATAAGTTTTCTGCATCTTGGATGTCGGCCAGATCCGCCATCCTCATAGTGCTCATCCAAACGGCATCGACGTAGCTTACCTCTCCCGGTACATCTAGCCAGACACCCGGGAGTAGGTAGCTACCTCTAGGAGCTACTTGCGTAACCCCTGTCCTATTACGTACTCGCATCTTTTAGTCCCCCTATTCGATACGGTTATACTGTGATAGTGATTGTTGAATACAGCTCAGAGACCACCATCTTCTTGGCATTACGAGTGCGGACGTTACGGGACCATTTGTCCGTGTTCACGTAAGCACCGGGCAGCGTTGCGTCGGATGGCCCTAGGTATTCAGCGTAGATCAAAGGCATGGGTGCGAGCGGGATATACGGAGCAAAGACGTAGCCGGTGTCGATGACACTTCGGGGATAGCATCCCATAATGCCCCTAGCTGAAGGAATATACGGTGTCATGTAGACATCCCAAAAACCCTCAACTCGACCTACATACTCCACTCCAGTGATTGAACGTGGCCCTGGCGGGCTCATTCTCTCTGCAGGTTTCCACGTAGCGGACTTCATGCAGTAGTTAATGAGCGAGCGCCCTCCAATGATCCAATCTGCGTTGCGGAACCGCTGAACATAGATCAGACTCTCGGCGTCGATAAAGGCGTGGTGCAGCGTCTCGTACCACTGTTTGGCCGTATAGCCCGTTGGAACGGTGTAGCTCCAGTTTACATTGCCAGCACCGGCACCGTTTAGAATCTCGTTGAGAGCTCTATACTCTAGCTCTCGTAGGATCTCGTTAGCACAAGTAGAGACCAACTCGCCCTCTACGTCGATATTCAGAGCACCACGGGCGTCTTCCTGGATCTCGGTGGACCAGCTAGCGCCTAAGATGTCCTTGGTCGCCGTAACGGTTTCTGCTGTAATCTCCATCTTGATTCTGTTGGGGACCTCGTTCTCCCCCTTGAAGGCGTAGTCCGAGTCCATAACTGTTACGCTAGTCTCTGGATCTACGTCCTCACGCTTGAAGTCCTGATAGAAGATCTGCATTACACCACCCGATGTCAAAGGCATCGGCTGAATAGATGCGATCTTCGCTAGGATCAGTTGTGGGAACACCTTGCGAACGATAGGCAACGCATATTTGACCGGCAAGGTCACATCGGTAGTCATTGTCTGCTCTAGGCCGACAGAGCTCTGAACACTCTGATTCTCAAAGAGAATCGCCATCGTCTCCCAAAGGTGCTGCGGAATGGCTTCCATAGGATTCTTTTTAGTACCAGTACCCAAGAACCACTCCCACTTGTTGACTAGGGCATCCAGGTATGCTTGCCTACTAGCTCTGAATGCTCCGTAGTTAGAGCCTTCAGCCAGTACCTGCATGTCAGGGACAATACCTCTATTCATCTCAATACCTCCTTAGTGATATTTACACAGTTTCACTTGGACCGCTTAGGAAAAACGCATCATCTCGATCTGGTCTGGGGTATAATTATCCTCAGATACATCTTCGTCCTCTTCTTCCTTTTTCTCAAACCGTGCCTTTCCTTTTGCTACGCCTCTATCTAAAGAGCTAGACAAAGCGCGCATAAAGGCTTCCTCGCGGACTTCTGCCAGCACAGCGGGGATAGCCTCTATCGTAGAGGCACCCTCATGTAGTGCTAGGGCGATTTCTTTCCCGACACCAATCTGAGCCGCTTGTTCAATTGCCAGATCGAGCTCAAGCCCCTTAATTCTTGTTGCCGCCTCAGTTGCTCCAGAAGTCGCTGCCAATGCTGTCTCAAGCTCCGTCTTGGTGGTCTCAAGCTCTGCCTTAGCGGCCTCAAGCTCTGCCCGCTCAGATTCAAGCTGGACATTTACCGTCTCTAGCATCGTTGCTACATGGTCGTCCAGCAAATCCTTTCGGTTTTCAAGAACGGCTTCGAGAGTCAGCTCCTCCCACTTGATCTCCATAATGGTCTCCTCCTTGTCTATTGGTGCAAATGTCAACGCTTCGTCAAGTATCCTTGTTAGACCAGCTCCGGTGATACCCGCATGATCACATAGGTCAATCCCGGCCAGCCTTGCGGACTGCATCTCTTCTATGTAGCCATAATCCTCTCCCTCTCCATCAGGATCCTCGCTGCCAAGACTGTGCATAATACTCCGCACTTCTTGCATCCGTACCGATGATTCACCCATAACCTCATCAAAGAGCAGCTTAATAACATCTTTTCCTTCCTCTGTTGCTGAGATAAACCCCTTATACTTAATCTCTGATCCTTCCCGCCACATCTCACCCTTTACTTTACCGATAGGGTTCTTGGTGCCAG